GGATCTGCTTGTAGTTGTTCAGGAACCGGGCTCTCGACGGGATGTGCATATCCAGTGCGTCTTCTACGCGCCGCTTGATCTGCTTGATCTCGCTAGAACTGTATTCCTTGTCACCTATTTCGCAGCCATCGATGTTATCCTCGCACCAGCGTTTGAGATCTCGGGCCTTGTTCCACTCTTCATCGAGTTTCTTCGCGTCCCAGACATCAGCAAACGGATCGGCTTGATTCACCACCGGCACCGGCCTATCCGACTGATTTTGCTCCAGCTTAGTTTTGGTCTCGTTCAGCTCCCGCTCTAATGCATCGGCTTTTTCTAAAGCCTCCCGCTTTTGACGGGTCAGCTTGTCGATGCGTTTACGGTAGCCAGACGGTTCCTCTTCAGCTTGGTCTTCGGTCTTATTATCAGAAAGAACATCCTCAGGCGACTCGGCCTGATTATCCTCTTGTTCAGCGGTAGGATCCGCTTCCTCGGCCTGAGACTCCGCATCCGCGGACTCGGGCTCTGTGTTTTCCTCGATTTGCTGCTTTGGCGTTTCTTCCTCCCCACTGAATCGTGTCTTCAGTAGCTTTGCCAGCGCCCCCTCATCGAAGTTGATTGGGTTCGGCAATTGGGATCGTACCGTGTTTTCTCCAGGTGTCGCTTCCTGCTTAGTATTGATTGAATCCATGCTGTTTAGACCCTGCAAGCTGGGTATTGTGCGCCATGGTTGTTAAGGTCAACCAAGAAACCGTTGTGGTAAAGAGGTACTACTTGGATTGATCCGTCAAACCATTAGCTGCCCTCAAATTGTCAATGTAGCTCGATAAATCCTTGAGTGAAGAAGCTCTACCACAGTTGTAAGCCCTTCCTGAGTCCGTTAAATCGGACTGCACGCAACTCAACACCTCGGACTCAATCATGTCCGACAGCATTTGAAGCAATGCAGCCATTAGCGGTGAATTGTCCCCCGCTGAAACGAAGGCCTCTTGGATTTTAGCTTCTGAAAGTCTCATTGTTGAACTCCTAGGCGTCCGGTCACAGCGTTTTGCTGCTGTTGAACCGAGAATTGCAGATTTTCGATGTATTTCTGCAGGTTAGCTTGGAACAACTGGTCCTGCTGGAGCTGTTGCTGGTACTTCGGATTGCTTTGGAGCACCTGCTGACTGAATTGCAGCCGCATTGCTGCCGTAGGGTCGTTCTCGCGCAATTGCGGAGGGTTACCGAGGCTTATCAACGCCAACTCATCGTTGGTTTCGTTGAACATTTTCTGGCTTGCAGGCCCCTGTTGCATCACCAGCTCGCTTGCAAGGTTCGGATCAATGGCCCGGAGCGCCACAGAGATCAACTTAGCCCGGTCAATGACGCCGGCAGTGTCCAAAGGCAGCACCAGGGTGCTGATAGCCTTCAGCTTCTCGGTGACCAAGTCGGTCGAGAGCTCCCGGACATCGAACTTCAGCATCACATCGAAGTCTTGGATGTCTTGAGGCAATGCAGTTTGTGACGCGGTCACGCGCTGGATCTCTTCGGGCCCCACATATTGCAGGGTCAACGTCAGCACCTGGCGGAAGGCCTCGGTCCAACCATGCAGCCAGTTGTTGATGATGCGCTGCTGACGCATCTGGGTCACAGCAGGAGCCACCTTCTCGGTGGGCCTGCCGAAGTACCTGTCGGTCTGCGCCATCACCGCTTCAATGAGCTGGAAGGCCACTCCAGGCTCACGGGCAGGCGGTTGTAGGAACCCAATCTCGCCGCGGCGTAGCACCGGGATCTGGATGGCCGGCCCGATCTTCAAATTACCGCCCCTAGTTTTGGGCACCTCGATGGGGGGCAGTGTGGCCAGGCTGGTGTAATCGAAGATACTATCGCGCTGGGCCTTCACTTCCTCCTGCCAGGTCATGCACACCTCGGGCACACCGCGGCTCTCGCAGATCTGCCGATGGATCATCTCGGAGCGCCAGATAACAAACGGATACTGCCCGTGCCCGTAGTCCAAGGCCTCAAAGTAGCCCCACTTGTCGCCTACCTGGGGACTGAACACCGTGTAGAACACTCCAGGAACACCGTCTTCATCAATCGACTTCTGATAGGCGTACACGATCTCAATCAGGTTCTCACGATCCATGACCGAGTTGTTGGCCAGGCCGCTCGTGTAGGAATAGTCCGCGTAGTTGGAGAACCGGCCCATCGTGTTGATGGCTTCCTGCGCCCACTCCTCATCCCAGTCGTCGGTCTTCACCTTGTTCAGCAACTGGGCCTCGGTCATGTAGTAGCGCCGGAACACCACCCGGGCACTCTGGATGTCGGTGGTCTCCGGGGGGAACGCCAGCTCATCCCAGGGGGCTAACGCGGCCACCATCGGCTTGTTGGTGACCATGGTGGGCACCGGGAAGTCGCACTCGCCCTCGTCACGCAACTCGCGCACAGCCTTCAGTGCCCGGCGCTTTTTTAAGTTCGGGAAGGCGGCCATGATCAGTTCCGCGGACTGGTCATCGGCCTCGGGGTTGGCAATGAGGTTAGGGAAGTCTGCTAGGACCGAGCCCTCGGGGGACTGGGCGGCCAGTGCCATCACCTGGTCCATGGTGAGGTACTGCTCCTTCTGCCCCATCTCCTGCTGCCAGGTGATGTGGACGCCGGCCCAGCCGTAGGTCCACAGGTACTGCGATAGCAACTCAACGTCCCGGGTTAGGTCGTTGTACATCTTCGCATTCACAGTCCAATCCATCAGGTTGTGGGCGGTCACAGCCTGATCGAGCTGGCTGACGTTGGTGGGCGATACCCGGAGCATCGAGCGCCAGAAGGCAGTCGAGCAGAGATCCACCATCCCGTTGATTACCTCATCGGCGAGCGGGATGCGCGTGTCGGATGCACCGTCCCAGGGGAACGCAGGCTTATTACGGCCACTGTCGTTCCACTTCTTGCCGTCGTCGGTTTGTCCTGGCCACTGGCAAAACCTCGTATTCTGAACACGTTCAGAGCGGGATGTTTGACCGAAGTCGGTTGCACTACGACGCAACTCCTCGGTGAGAGCTGACACATTGGGCTCGGGTCCAACCCGGGCCATCACATCCGTTGCCGTCTTGTATGAATCGCCTTGCATAGGTTCAGAGATTAGTATCCACCGCCGCCGCGGGAATTGAAGCCCCCATTGCCTACGTAAGCAAGGCCCGAGACCAAAAGCATACCGATGCAGTCAATAGGATCCTTGCTAGCCCCCTTCTGACCATCCCTGCCTGTGTGCTCGCTCAAAGCATAGATCAGGTTGCTGCAGGTCTTGACCACATACAGCGCCGGCTCGTTTAACGGGGTGAGCGCCTGCGTAGCATCGTAGGACAGCAGGCTGTTGATGGCGCTCGTCCGCTGGTCCACAGGCACGCCTGGCGCCGGGATGAAGGCCATCCCCTCGTCCAGTGGGTTGTCTGATTCAGCCAGTAGGTCGATGAGTGTGGTGCCCCCTTGTTCCGATAGTGCCGGGCTACCGCCGGCCTTGGGGTCGATCAATCGCATCACGGGCTCCCCATAGCCTAGCTCCGCCTCAATGGTCCGAAACATGGTCCGATACTCCGATATCGACCGGCCTGCATCCAGTGTCTGTGCTGGGCCTGCCTTGCCGTCGTGCTTCTCCGATGGGAAGGTCCACTCGCCGTAGTTGGCGTAGTCGGGGAACTCACGCACCACGATCCGCCGGCCATTCTCATAGACCAGCATCCACATACAGAACCAATTCCGCGCTCCGGCAGGGTCGCACACCATATAAAGCGTCCCCCCAGGAGGCACGGCCTCGGGCTCGATGCAGTGGATGTCGACTCTGAACCTAGCGAAGGCCTTGCCGATGTTGTCACTGGCCCACCCATAGGCCCGGGTCAATATCTGTCCCATAGGTGCCGTGATTAACTTCAACTTCATCTCGTCGAACGGGTTGTATGGGTTGTCCTCGCTAAAGAAGAACACCGTCCGCCTATTGGTCTGGGCCTGCACCATTGTCCTGGCCGCCTTACCCACAGGCCATGTAGGCAGCGCCTGCTTGCCCTTAAGCAACTCGGCCTCATCGAACCTAGTGATAGCAGAGCCGGCGGTAAATTCCTTATATACACTGGCAACGCCCTCCAGTGGAGTCTGGGTCACCAGTAGCTTGCCGCGGCGTGTAATGAGCCGGTAGCGCAGTGTCTCAACCCATGACTGTGGCACCAGCTCGTCGCACCAGATCATGTCCGCCTCCCGCCCCTCAATCGTGTTCTCCGATTGCGTGTAGTTCAAAAAGTCGCACCGAGAGCCATTAGGGAGAATGAATGAACCATCCGTAAAACCATTCTTCCGGCTGTAGTTGAGATAGTGGATCCTGCCCTTCTTGGTGCCTCGTAGTGCTACAGGCAGGTAGTTATATATAGCGGGTTGCTGCACTGTTACACTAGTGGCATGGCTGGTATGACAACACAGTACCGCGGCGTTCTCCTTCTCCAACAGCGTCTGCACCACTCGCCGGGCTGCCCATAGCGTTTTACCAGCCCGGTTGCCGCCGGATACCAACAGCTCCTGGGTGAGTGCGTACTCGGTGTTGCCGATCTCCCAGTGGTCAGGAATGTAGCCGTAGGTATACGGGTCGGCTTTTTCTAAGGTTACGAGCTGGGTCCGCTTGAGGCGCAACTCAACAGCACGGGGGTGCGCGGCGTCTACCCGGGGTATAACAGGGTGCTGTGGCTGCTCGTTCCACCAGGCTGTGTTGCACGCCTCGGTGCAGAAGCGCTTTTGTTTAGGGCCGGTGTGGTGCTTGAGGATAACGAATGGCTTGGAGCAGAGGAGGCAGAGGGGGGTGGACATTTGTTAATATTTTTCGCTTTGGTTTACCCGTCGCCTTTTGGCGCTGCAGCCGATGGCCTGACCCCCTCCCCCCATCCTGCCTGGGCCTGCTTGGTGCCGGCCTTGGCGGAGGGGTAGGACATTGGCCTTTTGAACGGTGGCTAATGTGCGTTTGACCCAATGTTTACGGGCTATTGCTGCGTGATTTTGTGTCGAAGTGAATATAACTGCTATTGTGCATCTGACTGCCATAAACAGGCCTAAATGCGTGGTTTCTGCGTGGTCACTTGTGGTAGGGGTAGGACATTTCGGGACATTACCTAAACCAAGTCATGGGTCTGCTCGTCGTTGACTGGGGTCACATCACGGTCCTTTAGGTCAGCCATTAGGTCGCGGTGGCTGATCGAGGCTGTCATAGATAGGTGTATGCTATTAGGCTGGCCCTTCAGTGTGGATAATTTGTCCAAAGTGATTCCTATCGCTACGGGTAAAGTGCGATCATCAATGAATTCAATTGCTGATTCAGCAAGACGTTTAGTGCCTTTCCATATAGCAACCTCCATGAATCCGACAACATCTTTGCGCCACTCTTCTTCAGTCTCTGGGTAGTCATGCGGAACCTTAACACCTCTAACATACTTGAACACTGTGCTTTCTATGAACCCTGTCTCTTTCGCTATAGTCTCAAGTGTCTTGTTGAGTATTACTCCTTCTACAATCTTATCTGCCTTGTCTTGTGTAAGTGTTGATTTGTGATGTTGTGTTGGGTTGTGCGTCTTCTCGTATCCAAGATCACTAGCCGTCTTCAACACCTTGTCGATCATCTCTTGCTTGAAATTGCCTTTGCCATTCAAGATCTGATTAACACGCACTACAT